TCCTCCCCCTCCCAAACCCGGGCGGCGGGCCCAGCCGGGGGCGGGAATCGTGATTTCGACCTCGGCCACATCGCCACCGCCGCCCAGACTGCCGCCGTGGGCGTTGGGGTCGGAGTTGTGGTCGGCAATCATCTGCTGCACGTGGGCGACAGTGGCGATTGCCTCCGGGTCGATGATGGCGGTCACGGCGTCAACGTCGCCCACCGCCGCGATGAGGTCGAACGTGGCGAGCTTGCCCACGATGGAGCTTGCAGGGCGAATCCACTCCGGCTCATTTTCAAGGGACAGGTAGGTGAACGGGACTTCGCCCTCGTCCGGGTCCTCAGCAAAGAGCACGATGTTCGTCAGGTAAAAGCCCGTCTCCACATTGTCGCTCTTGATTTGGACCGTGACTTGGCACTCGCCGTCCACGGGGTTTGTCACGGCGGCAATCATCGCGTCCATGACATACCCGGCAGGCCCGGTCATGGTCTTCGGCGTCATGCCTTCGGGAATCTGGCCGCTGCCCGCCGCCGCCCTCGTGTACTTCATCGAGCATCTACCCGCGAGGACTTTGCCAATCAGACTTACGCCGGTGAGGGAACCGTAGCTCCCGTCTTCAAACTTGGACATAATCGCTCCTCCTTCTTAGTCAATTCTCTTGGATTTGATGTGCGTGTGATAGACAACCCCTCCTGCACCGTCCTGACGGCCTCTGTGCGCCCTTTTCACGTCGGGCGGGGTAGATGTCAGGGTAGGCGTCTGAACGGCTCCACGCGAGAGCTGGACGGGCATCTGGGCGGTCCTATCAGCACTGAACGGAGGAGGCGCGAACTTTGCCCCCAAATACCCGCCAAAGTTGACGCCCAGCACATCTGTGCTTTCTCTGTCTTGGCCCACCGGCACGGCAGACACGTCCGTGTCCACGAACCCGCAGCGCAGCAAGGTCAGGTCGTAGCGGTAGGTGCGGTAGGTACGGAGGTAGAGCCGCATACCGACGCCCGCCACCAAAATCCGCTTGATAGCGTAGGCGATAGGCTCAATCAGCTCCTCCCGGTCGGGAGACAGCAGGCTGGTGTCTACATACAAGGCGATCTTGGCCGGAAACACATCTTCCAGCAGCACATCGCTCTGCTCCACATCAAGCAGCATAGCTGCTGCCCGAATCACCGTGTCCGTGTCGCCGCCCGAGAGCTGCGCCATGATTTTCACCCTGATGGCGAGCCGGTAGAATCTATCGTCAGAACTGACCCGCTTAACGCCGAAGTTCGCGCCATAGCGGTCAAGCACAGAGCCACAGGCATAGTCAAGGTCATCCCACAGTCGTACCAGCTCGGCCTGCTCCTCGACAGTTTCGAGGCCCCATGCAAGGATGGAGAACAGCTTGCCAATGTTGGTTTCCAGCGGGAGGCCCAACTGCACGTTGTCGTAGTCTTTTCGGCTGTAGGCGCTGGTCAGCGCGTACAGCATTTTAGAGAGGAACTTATTGCTCATTCGACCACCACCATATCCTCATTCGTGACCGCCTTCTCGCGAGCCGCGATGGTGATATTCTTCCAGCTGTAGGTCTCCCCGTCAGAGCTGATTTGCAGGTCGAAGTCTACGACGCCTTGGACCTTGAAAACCTCCGTCGGGAGGGCCACGCAGATGACGTTCTGGCCGATATTCAAGCCGCCGCGCGTGTCGGAGCCGATATACTCCGCGAGCCGCTGCTTGATTTGCTCGATGCCGTCCAGCGGAAAGGTGTTGTCGGTTTGGAGATTGAACACCTTCACCCAAACGTTCACCGGCGCGGGACGGCTGAAACAGATATTCTTGATGTTACCGGCGGCGTCTACCACCGGCACGGTCACATTGCCGTAGGTCTGAATGCCCGCGCCCTTCCTGCGGTGAATGGACTTGGCGATCTCCTCGTCCAACCCGCCGTACACCACCAGCTCGATGGAGTGGGGCGGCAGGCCGCTGGCGTTGGTCTCGTCGGTGTCGTTCTCCTCGCCGGTCACAGCGATGACGGCCTCGACATTTTCATAGATCGCGGCGATAATGGCGTCAAGGTTGACGCCACCGGCAAAATCCGTGGAAACGTAATACCGGGCGCGAAACTCATCGTCCGTCTCAGTGTTACGCCCACCCTCGAACGACGCGGCGTTGGACACCGACGTGATGCCTGTCTTCGGATTGGTGATAATGGTAATCGTACCGGCGTCCGTGTTCCCATCTGGACCGGCCACCACAGCGGAGGCTGGGAGCGTGATGCTGCCGTCGAGGATGACGCCGGATTGCAGCGTGATGTACTGTTGCCCCGCAACCGTCTCTGCGAGGTAGCCTTCCGGGACCTCCGTGCCTATCTCACCGGTAAAGGTGAGGTAGCCCACGGCTTTCTGCGCCCCGAGCAGCCGTAGGCCGATTGCCCGTCCGAGGTTGTACAGGCTGTGGCCTACCGCCGTGTCCACGAACCGGCTGTTGTAGACGTCTTCGAGGGTGGAGAACAGGAGGTTGAGCATCCAAGCGTAAATCCGCAGGAAAATACCCAGCGGAGAGCGCACGGTCAGGTTGGCTTTGGAGCCGAACAGCTCACGCGCTTTGTATTCGAGCGCGTCCAGCAACTCTGCGTAGGTGGGGCGTCTGAAACCGGCGTCAGTCAGGCCCCAGTCTGTGGTTTTCGCCATTATGCTGTCACCTCCAATGTGATGGTCTCTTTATTGACGAGCGTTGCGGTGAAGGCCACCGAGACGCTCCTGCCGTCATAGGAGACGGTCATCGAATCAATGCGGGAAACGTCCGGCTCCTGAAAGATGGCCTCCCGCATGATTTCCTTGATTTCTTCCTCGTCCACGTCGTTCTGGTTGACGCCAAGAATCCGTTCATAATCGGTGCCGTGGACAGCATCGGCGAAAAACTCGGCCTTCCACGTCAGCAGGGCGTGTCGGACATTCTGGACCGTAGTGTCGCGGTCAAAAATCTTCGCGAAGTGGCCCTCGTCATCCAGCACCAAGTCGCGGGTGTCTGGGTCAATTAGCAGGGTCATGTTTTCCATGCGCCACCACCTCCTATACAGGCTGCCCGGTCATGCCGCCGGAATCGCCGGGATGGGTGTGGTGCGCCCCGCTGACACGCTCCTCGGCCACGATGTCCTTCGAGGCCGTGATTTGGCCTTCCACGTGGACGTCGCCCTTGATTTGCACCCCGCCCTTCGTGACCGCGACGTAGACGCCGCCGTCATCCGTTGCGAGGACAAGGGCTTCGCTGGGGAGGCCCTGCACCGTGTAGCCGCCCGCCACAATGCCACCAATGAACACGGCGTCGGTAGTGGCGTGATTGCGTTCGGTCAGCGGCTGGGCCTCCTTCGCGCCGCTCACAGTGCTGTCCATGTCGTGGTCGAGGTACACCACCACGCCGACATCGCCCACCTTAATCCACGGGCGAATGATGAAACCGCCGCTGCGGGTGCAAGCGACGGGGATGCTCAGGATGGGCGGCTGGCTCTCATATTTGCCGTTCTGCAAGTGCTTGGACAGGGGCTGTACGTCAACCGTCATTTTGGCGGGGTCGAACGCCGTGACTGACACAACCGCCGCCACGCAGATGGATTCAGCCAACCGCCGGTCGTGGATTTGCTGGTAGTTATATGGCTTTACATTCGGCATCGGCTCACCTCCTTAGTACGGCCTCAGCTCCATCGAGGTCTCCCAGTCGCTTGTCCTGCCGCCGCTGTGCTTGCCTTCCACGACAATGAAGCGGCCATTCAGGTCAGCCGACTGAATTTTGATGACCTCTGCGGTAGCCACACGATAGTTGAGCAGACAGGAGCGGGAGATGGTGTCCTCGTCCCGGTCCTCGCCTGTGGTCTGAGAGTTCAGGTCGGTCTCCACGGGAATCTGCACCTTCTCCTCATCGGCCCGAAGCAGTCCGTTGGCCGGTGTGAGCGTCAGGCCGTTGTCGATACCGTCATCGGCCTTGGTGATGTAGATTTGCCCTGTGGTCCGTATGATAAAGCGGCTCTTGCACTCATTCACCACGATCTCCGTCAGCACCTGCTTCAGATTGCCCCGGCAGACCCGCCCGCGCGGGTAACTCACGTCGGTAGTCAGCTCACATTTCGAGACCTCAACGCCGAAGATGTTCAGCAGGTCTTTCACGATGGCTGACGCCTTGGAGTTCTGCACGTAGGTCTTGTTGATGAGCTTGCCGAGAATCTCGTCGGCGCAGGGCTGGACGGTCAGTGTGGAGGTCCAGTCCGTGTTGGACTGCTTGTGTTTCAAGCCGACCACTTTTCCAATCAAAATGCAGCCAACATCGCCCTCGTACCCGGCGTTCAGGATAACCGGGTCGTTCTTTTTGATGTTGGCGCGGGTATTTGCGGAGAGGTTCGTCACCGTCACCGTCGCCACCGGCGGCTCATCGCTGTCATCAAACGGGATGCTAAACTTGAAGTCCAGCTCGCCGAGCGTGTACTTCTTGTTCCCGATGACCAGCGTAGCTTCCCGAATCCAAAACGCCATCTTACTCCACCTTCCTTTCGTAGAGGTAGAGCTTGACTTCCTTGCCGAAGTTCTCAGGCGTCACCTCGGAGATTGCCTCACCCGTGATGCAGACGGGGATGATGACCGGCAGCGGAAACCGCTCGTCTTCCACGACGTTGAACAACGCCCTGCCATACCGGATGATTTCTCCGAACACAAGCACGTCACCGTTGAGGTCAAGAAGGTCAACGGTGAAGAACTTCCCGACCTCGTTGTACTTGACGGTGAACGTGTACGTCTTATCCGTCAGCTTGATGGAGAAAGAGTACGGCACCTTCGACACGTCAATGTCGATGTACTCAACGTCTTCGTTCAGGTCAATCAGTTGCAGCGCCATACTCTATCACCTCCTGTCAAACTGCCAGACCGTCGTAGCTGCCCGTGCTCCGCGTCAGCGGGGCAGAGCTGCTCGGCGTATCGTATGCCTCCCTGTAACGCTCCGCACTGGCAGAGCTGACCGATTGCAGGGAGGCGGTGGTCATTCCCATGCTTGCGGTTTTCGCCAGCTGCTGGTTGTCCGTCTTGCCGGCGTCCTGACTGGACATCAGGACTTCGGAATCCATCGGGACGAACTCAGACGAAACGAGCCGCACCTGCTTCAGCGTGGCTGAGAAGGACGCGCCGTTCCGGTTTTTGTAGCTGCGGTCAAACTTCAGACTGGTGAACACGAGGTTCGTCATGCGGGTCACGCCGGTGTACGTGATGATGTCACGGGATTCCCGCATGGCCTTCAGCGCGTTGATGGCGCTGTCCCCGCCCACGATGGTGCCTGAAATCATGAGCTGGCCCGCAGCGTTGTTCACGTGGTCGTTGATGTCAGCCCCGTCCTCCACCGGGTTGGAGGTCACGGAGCTGCTGTAGCTCTCGCTCTCTTTCTCGACCACGCCGTTTTCAAAAGGCACGAAACGGACCGTCCCGCCCTTTCGCCCGGTGAGCGTATAAGCCATTTCGACACCTCCTTAGAAGGAATACTGGTTCTTCAGGGACATCTGCTGCAACTCCTCCTCACGGAACTCATCGTACAGCTCGCGGACCGTATCACGCAGGGATTCGCGCATATTGTCCACCGCCTCCTCAGAGGCGGCCCCCGCCCACCTCGCCCACCGCGCGCGGCGCGAGA